ATAGATGAGAGGATAGGAAACGAGAAGAGAGATTTATTCGAGCCTATCACCCCACCCGGGTCGTTTTGTTACGACCCCTCGTGGGTAGAGGAGAGTCATCCCGACTGGGACCTTTTGTCCACCTCGGTGAGTGATATCCTAGGCTGTCCGACTGATACTAAGAGTTGTGAACTTAGTGTTAGCAGTTCAGTCGAGAAACAAATCCGTGTAGTAGAACCTATGCGGTATACTTCTAAGCCATTGGTCGAAAAATCCGACCTGGGACCTGAAGTATCCACAGCCATGCTCGGAGCTTTCCCCGAGCCGCGTAAGGAGGCTGAGCGTGTAATGAAATATTTGCTCAGACCTTCTTGTCCTTCCCGCGTTAATAGTCTATTTGACCAATCCCTAAGACGCATTTACCAAGTATGGAAGATATTTGGATTTGGCAATGAGACAGAATATTGTCTCTCACGTGCCTTGCGCCGTGTTCATTTAATCCATGGGACTATCCGATGTCCAGGCCCTATGTCATGGGCAAAAACCATGAAATTTTCTATTATAAGTTTCTGGCGATATTGGATGGATTTACCATATGAACATGATAAAAATTTCTCTATTGATCTCAAACATCCCGGTGGCCTTTTTCCTGGCCGAGGGGAGAAATTTATGAAGAGCATTCGTGTTCGCGATCCTTCGCGTTTTAAGATTTTACTTAACACGATGCTTATTAGTGTCAAAGGTTGTCTACCTCGTCCAGACAAAGATTGTCTTGATGTGGCGAAAGTGGACTGGTTCGAGAAGCTGTTTCTTTCTAAACGAGCTCAAAAGGATGATTTGCTTGCCGAAAGTATCCGTACCAAGGTACGGGATCTGATAGGCAATGCACGTTGTCCCGTAAGTAATGTTTATCTCGAACCGCGTGTTCCCAGTACGTCTGCTAATTACATTTATAGCCGCGATGATGCTGGCTGTTGCAGTGCTTTCTGGGATAGCGACTTCTACAAGATGCAAAGGCGTCTTGCTTTTGACGATCTTGATCTGACGGTTGTCGATCGGGGCTTGGATGTTACTCTCTCAGGAGAGCAATTCCCTAAATGGGATTCGAAATCCAGACCGCTTTCGGAACTGATGATTGACAAGACCGCTATACAAGAAGACTTCTTTAAGGTCTTTTGTAAATTTGTAGAAGAAGCACACGATGAGGAACCTTATGTGACACCTGTAGCTTTGAGTGAGGCATTAAAAGTGCGTATGATAACAAAATGTCCTCCTAAGCTTATGTTTGTAATGAATAGTTTCATTGACCCTCTACGTAAATTTTTGAAGGTCATTCCTTGTTTTGAGTTGACTGGTAGTCCTCAGGAAGAAACTATTATGGACCGTATGTTTTGCGAACCTGACCGTCAGTATATTTCAGGCGATTATACCGCCGCTACTGACAATCTCTTTAGTTGGGTTTCAGAAGCAATAGCCGATGAACTTTGTCACACTTTTTATCGTGACGTCTGTGAGTTGGATCCACGCTGGCGTGACCTTTTTATTAAATCCCTTACGGGGTTCAAATATAAGGGCGACGATGGCAAGATCTATAAACAACAGACTGGTCAGCTTATGGGTAGTGTTGCCTCCTTTCCCATACTTTGTTTAGCCAATTATGCATTGTGTACTTTGGCACAAGAGGTGGGCCCTGCGGGCTGGAAAGGTTTGCTTATTAATGGAGATGATTGTGTATTTGAGGGAGATCTTCGAGTTTACGAACTCTGGAAAGATCTCGGCCTACGGATGGGCTTAAACCCAAGTCCGGGAAAAGTTGATTTCGCCCATGGGCGAATTCAAATGAATTCCCGAACCTTTATTCCGTTAGCCGACTCCTTTCGGGCGAATGGTGACCTTGGACAGGCGCGTGTTTGTTATGCCGATGTCCAGGATACCACGAATCATCTCTATTATACATATACTGAATCAAGTATGTACGATCGTTCTAACTGGAGAATTTGGTGGAAAGTGCCATTAGTTTTGGCAGGTGTGGCCCAGGGCCTCACCCGTTCATCCACGTCTCCAGAGGAAGAACTCGATATTTTTAAGTGTGACTATAACGGTTCGAGAGAAAGTTTCTTGTTCGAACTTCGTAATAGTCCTCGAGATCTTCGTGATCGTGCTCTAGAATATTTTGATACTTGTTATATAGGCAATTTTCATAGGAATGTAAAGAATTTTCGTAGGTTTCCTTGCCTTAGGTATATGTCTTATAATCTTCCTCGTCGTTTTGGCGGTTTTGGTTTACCAGGACCTCTCTCCGAACAAGATGAGAGAACAGCTTCGTATATGATCCAGAAGGATCTAGTTGCGCCTTGTGCGCAGGATAAGAAGTGGTTCTTTCATAATCTTCTTTTGAAAGAGTTAGGTTCTGTTTGTGAAGCCAATGCCGACGTGGAAGGAGATTACGGTCCTTTATATTGGTATGTTTTTTCGAAGTATCGTCGTAGAATCTTTAAAGGAAGTCCCTTTGAGAAGGACTCCAGCACCTATTATCAACGTTTTCTACATCATTATTTAAATGAATTTCGTAGTTTACGTTCGAAATCTCGTGGTGCTCGGATTCTCCATACTCCGGATGAGATCAGGAATTTTAGGTCCAAGTTGGGCTATTATACAAGTTATGTAGCTGCCCACTTGTCTTTTATACAGCAATAGACTAGCTGTGGTTGAAGTGTTCTCCTTTAATCGGATAAAAACTCTGATGGGATAAGGTATAGCTATACCTCATCCACGTGTGTTTCATATCCAATCTGGTGCATGTTTTGCGTTGCTCTGAGTCTGTCGGTATCCAATCCGCCAGATCCTATCTTAGCAGCTAAGCGCATTAGGCACTTGAAGTTATGAGCCCGTGGAGTTGAACGTATCTTTCTGTGTTCTCCCTGG